TGCCGCTAATTTGTATGCAGGTACTACAGACTTAGTAGGTGTTTATAAAGGACATCCAACAATTATGGACTTTAAACAGACTAATAAACCTAAAAAACGTGAATGGATTGAAGATTATTTTTTGCAAGGTGCCGCTTATGCAACAGCTCATAATGAAATGTACAATACCACAATTGATCGTATTGCTATTTTTATGTGTAGCAGAAATTGCGAATGGCAACTATTTGAGTGCGGCCCAGATGAATTCTCAAAATGGGAAATAAAATGGGCACAAAGATTAGAAAAATTCTACAAACTATCATAAATATATTAATACAAGGAACAAACAAGAAACATGTCAATTACATTTCGTAGCATACAAGACCTTGCTTTCTTATCCTGTTAAATTAAATGAAAGATGTATGGCAACTACCAGTAAAATCTAGACTTCGAACTTGGAGAAATCTTAGGAAAGAAATCGAAGAACTAGATAAATTACCTGCCAAACTTGGCGTAGTCGTTGAGTTTTGGAGATACGCTCCAATTAGCGTTAGGGTTGTAGATCCATACAATGAAGATACCTGGCCAAATCCATGGGATCTTCTTCACGCCAATGAATATGACGAGAACGTTGTATCGTTGGGTATTGCATACACACTGCATTATAGTGGTATTCCATGTAGGATATTACTAGTACAGAGTGTAGAACAAAGTGAAATAAAATTAATAGTTTTAGTTGACAATACATATGTTTTAAACTATAATTACGATAGTATAGACAACATAAAACTAATCGAAAACATGAATGTACTAAAGGACATAGATGTTAGTACATTAAGCAAATAGTTATTGATACTTAACGTTAGTTAAATACATGACTATTTAAAAAGAGATCGGACGAACATGAGCAAAGACACAATATCAATTACAAAAAGAGATGGTACTACAGAAGTACTTGATTTAGAAAAAATGCACAAAGTTGTATTTTACGCATGTGAAGGAATTACTGGTGTTAGTGCTAGTGAAGTAGAAATTAAAAGCCATTTACAATTTTACGATGGCATTGAGTCTGCAAATATTCAAGAAACTCTTATCAAAGCAGCATCTGATTTAATTAGTGAACAAACACCTAATTATCAATGGGTTGCAGGTAGGCTAATCAATTATCATTTAAGAAAAAATGTATATGGATCATTTAACCCAGATCATTTACGAGATATAGCTCGTAAAAATGTTGACCTAGGAATTTACGACGAAAGTTTTTTTTCTGTTTATAGTGATGAAGAAATTGATCAATTAAACAGTTATATCAAACACGACCGTGATGAGAATATTTCATATGTAGGTATGGAGCAATTCAGAGGTAAATATCTTGCACAAAACAGAGTAACAGGACAAATATTTGAAACACCGCAGATTGCATATATGATGATTGCGGCAACATTATTTTCAAATTACCCTACTGATACACGTTTAAGATATGTAAAAGAATATTACGATGCTATTAGTAATTTTGATATTAGTTTACCTACTCCTATTATGGCAGGATTACGTACACCACAACGACAATTTTCTAGTTGTGTGCTTATTGAAACCGACGATAGTCTTGATAGCATTAATGCTACATCAAGTAGCATTGTAAAATATGTTTCTCAGAAAGCAGGTATTGGTATTGGTGCAGGTTCTATTCGTGCCATTGGTAGTCCTATTAGACGTGGTGATGCAACACATACAGGTGTTATTCCATTTTATAAACTATTTCAAAGTGCAGTTAAATCATGTAGCCAAGGCGGTGTACGTGGCGGAGCCGCAACATTATACTATCCAATTTGGCATCTAGAAGCTGAAGAATTACTTGTTTTAAAAAATAACAAAGGTACAGAAGACAACAGAGTTAGGCACATGGATTATGGAATTCAGTTTAACAAACTTATGTACGAACGTTTACTTACAGGCAAAGATATTACATTATTCTCGCCTAGTGATGTTCCTGGTTTATATGACGCATTTTTTAATGACCAAGATAAATTTAAAGAATTATACGAAGAGGCTGAAAAAAAAGTTACTAGAAAAAAAGTTATTCCAGCATCTGAATTATTTGGTATGTTTATGGAAGAACGTAAAAATACAGGAAGAATTTATTTACAAAATGTAGATCATGCTAATACACATGGTGCATTTTTAGAAGATGTTGCACCAGTAAAACAGAGTAACTTATGTTGTGAAATTAATTTACCTACTAAACCTCTTTCTTCGTTTAATGATGAAGAAGGTGAAATTAGTTTATGTACATTGAGTGCTATTAATTGGGGTAACGTTAGATCTCCAGATGACTTTGAACGTATATGTAGATTAGCAGTACGTGGGTTAGATGAGCTATTAGATTATCAAAACTATCCAGTATTAGCGGCAGAACTTAGCACAATGAAAAGACGTCCATTAGGTATTGGTATTATTAACTTTGCTTTTTGGTTAGCTAAGAATGATTTAAACTATCAAGATATTGATAAAAAAGGCCTAGCATTAATTGATACATGGGCAGAAGCATGGAGTTATTATCTAATTAAAGCAAGTGCAGATTTAGCAGTTGACAAAGGTAATATATCAGGAATAAACGAAACAAAGTATGGACAAGGTATTACACCTAATATGACATACAAAAAAGAATTAGATGAATTAGTACCACATAAAGAACGTATGCCGTGGAAAAGTCTGCGTAAACAATTACAAAAAACAGGTATTCGTAATAGTACACTAATGGCACTTATGCCTGCTGAAACTTCAGCACAAATTAGTAACAGTACTAACGGTATTGAACCGCCACGTGCCTTTGTAAGTGTTAAGCAAAGCAAACATGGGGTTTTGAAACAGGTTGTGCCTGGTTATCCTAGGTTAAAGAATAAATACGATCTGTTATGGTCTCAAAAGAGTCCAGAAGGTTATTTAAAAATTATGGCTGTATTACAAAAATACATTGATCAAGGCATCAGTGTTAATACAAGTTATAATCCGGAATTTTATGAAGAAGAAAAAATTCCAATGAGTACAATGTTACAGCACCTTGTAATGTTTTACAAGTATGGCGGTAAACAATTGTATTACTTTAACACTTATGATGGTCAAGGAGAAATTGACTTTGATAAGAAAAATGCCGAGCAGATGCTTGGTAGAGAAGAATTCGATTCAGACGAAGAATATGATGACTACTGCGAGAGTTGTGTAATTTAGGAAAGAAAACAACATGTCAATATTAAATGTAAAAAACGAAAAATATCATACTGAAGCCAATGCATTTCTTGATGGTGATTTAGGTTTTCAGCGTTATGATACTGTAAAATATAAACAGTTTGATAAACTAACTGATAAACAATTAGGCTTTTTTTGGAGACCAGAAGAAGTTGATGTAAGCAAAGATTCAAAAGATTTTAAAGATCTTACTGAACACGAACAACATATATTTACAAGTAATCTAAAACGTCAGATTCTATTAGATAGTGTACAAGGTAGAGCACCAGTAGAAGCATTTGGTCCTATTACAAGTTTACCGGAATTAGAAAACTGGATTATGACATGGACTTTTAGTGAAACAATTCATTCACGTAGTTATACACATATTATTCGTAACATTTATAATAACCCTACTTTAATTTTTGATGAACTAGCAGATAGTAAAGAAATTGTTGAATGTGCAGATGATATATCTAGATACTATAATGATCTTATTGAATATTCACAGTACTATCAATTATTAGGAGTAGGTACTCACAAAGTAAATGGAAAAACTATTGAAATAAATGAGTATGATTTGAAGAAAAAGATTTGGATGTGTGCAAACAGTGTTAACGTATTAGAAGGAATTAGATTCTATGTTTCGTTTGCTTGTTCGTGGGCATTTGCAGAACTTAAGAAAATGGAAGGTAATGCTAAAATTATTAAATTTATTGCACGTGATGAGAATGTGCATTTAGCAAGTACACAATATTTACTTTCAAAAGTTCTAACAAAAGAAGATAAAGACTTTGCTAATATTGCAGAAGAATGTAAACAAGAAGTTACTGATATGTTTGTAGCCGCAGTAGAGCAAGAAAAAGAATGGGCTGATTATTTGTTTAAAGATGGTAGTATGATTGGTCTAAATGCACAATTGTTACATGATTATATTGAATGGATTTGTTGTAAACGTATGACTGCATTAGGAATGAAATGTCCGTACTCAACACCTCAAGCTAACCCACTACCATGGACAGCAAAATGGATTAGCGGAGCAGAAGTACAGGTAGCACCACAAGAGACAGAGATTAGTTCTTATGTTATTGGTGGTGTAAAAAAAGACGTATCAGAAGATACATTTTCAGGAATGAGTTTATAATGATTACAATTTACGGAAAACCAGCTTGTCCTTACTGTGTTAAGGCAAAACAGTTATGTGAATCACGTGGGTACAACTTCGAGTATAAGCAACTTGATGTAGATTTCACCAGAGAACAATTGTTCGAGGAGTTTCCAACTGCTAGAACATTCCCACAAATAATTGTAGGCGGCAACAAAGTTGGCGGCTATGAGCAACTTGTCCAATACATTGAAGATACAGGATACAATGGTACAGGGCATTCAACCGGAGTATAAATTATGTTAATTGAAACACCATACGTTGTAGGCGATGTAGTAAGTATTAAACTTTCTTCAGGTGAAGAAATGATCGCACGTTTAGAAGAAGAAAACGATAAAACAGCAATCGTATCAAAACCATACATTCTAATTGCCGCCCAAAATGGGATGGCGTTAGCACCATATATGTTTACAGTTAGTCCAGATACTAAGATCAAATTAAAGATAAATAGTATTATATGCATAGTTAAATCAGCAAAAGATGCTAGTGATATGTATATTAAACAAAGTACAGGATTAACAGTAGCAAATGCCTCAAGTACATAGAAACGGAGATTCAAGATTATGCGGTGCAAGTACAAATGCACAAGCATACCAGAATGTTCATGTTAATAACCAACCTATTAGCGTAGATGGTGATCCAAACAGCCATGGAGGCGGAAGCCTTGGTGCTATATGCAAAAATGTGTTTGTAGGTGGTAAACTAGTTGTACTTAATGGTAATCCAGCTGGAGCAGACAATCTCTGCCCTATTCCTCCACATTGTGGACCGGATGCTAGTTCAGGTAGTCCTGATGTGTACATAGGACAATAATAATGGCAAACGATTTTGTAGATGGCTTAAAAGACGCAAGTGATTATATCAATAGGACTACTGTTGATATTCCTACTGGTGCTGATATAGACCTAAATAATGGTACTATAACAGCTCAAACACAAGCGTACAGCTTGAAAGAAATCATTTGTAGTATATTGGCCGGAAACGGCATAAAACTCCCAAATTTGCAAATATGCTTAAAGGTTAACATAGGTAGACTAATACCTGAGATTCCTGCTGGTTTAGAAGATTTGAGAGATGCTTTACAAGAAGCAGAAAATGCACTTGACGATTTTATTGCACACACTAACATTGATAATGCACTAGGAAGATTAAATGCAGCCATAGCAGAATTTGCGGCTATTGCTAATATGATTAACTTCTGTGGTACACCAGTTGTTCCACGTGCTATTCCAAATGTATTAAAAGACGCAATGGGAAGTTTCACAGGTGCAGGTAAAGATATATTAGATACATTAGGCCAAATGGCAGATAGCGATATTGGTGGATGTATTGGCACAGATGGTAAATTTAATCCAAACTTGTTTACAGGTGGATTGTTACAAAAGCTAGGAGCTCAATTTGATAACTTAGCTAATTTACCTGATGCAGTTAAAAATAACATTATTAGTGATTTAAACGCATTTAAGAATGATATTTCTAACTTAATAGAATTTGAAAATAATTTTGCAGGAACAGAACCTGGTGGTCAAGGTGGTAGTATGTTTGCTCCACAAGAAAGAACTAACACAGGTGTTGGTGTTGCAGTTGACATGGATAACATGACACTAGCAAAAAGTCAACAGTATGCAAGTAATTTACAATCAACTTATAACAGCCTTAAAGGTTATGCAGTAGATGAAGATGGAAATAATATATTTCATTATCTATTAGAACCTGAAATGTTAAATAGATTAGAAAATGATGGTGATCCAACTGTACCATTATCTGAAAGAGAACCAATATACGATCATTGTAATAGAGTAATAGGTTACACTGAGCGTAATACACAAACAGTACAAACAACAAGTTCTGGAAGTCCTAGAATTCCACAAGAACAACCTGGTATGACAGGATTGTCAGAAACAGGAACAAAAGTAACATCACCTCCAGCAACAACTACAAACTTAAATGCAGAAACACCGGCAAGTAGTAATTCTTCAGGATCAGGTACAACTGGACCAACTGGACCAACTGGACCAACTGGCCCACAAGGACCTGCAGGACCAGCCGGTGCTAACGGCGTAGATGGACAAAATGGTGCAAATGGAGTAAATGGACAAGATGGACAAGATGGTGCAACAGGACCACAAGGTGCAA